AACAACGAAGCCTCCATCTCCATCTCCATCTCCACCAGAAGAAACAACACTCCCTTCGGGTGTGTGTGTTTCTTCTCCGCGCACACACACACGCGAGGCAGGATGGGCAGCGAAGGAGTGGGACGCGTTCGTCGCGGTCTGGAACGCGACGAAGCGGGCCACCCCGTGGACGCACCTGACGGCACCGCAAGGGTGGGCCGATGTCGCGGCGACTCCTGGGTGGATCGACCGAGCCCGTGCCGCGATGGCTCATCTGCCCCGCTGCGAGTTCTTCACGACGCCGCTGGCGGTGACGCGGTTCATGGGCGAGGGGTTCGTCGATCGCATCCTGGCGGGCGAGTTCGACAACCCGAAGCCCGCAGCGGGGAGCCATCGCGTCAACGGGCAACCCGACCCAAGCCCGCGTGATCCCGCGAAACGCCGCTGGTGGCGTCCTGAAGCGGGCGAAAGCATGACCGATTCCGAGTTCGCCGCATGGGCGGCCCAACGTCGAGGAGGAGCCCGATGAGACGATGCAACGTGAACACCGACCCCGCCCAGGAAGCCCGACTCGTCGAGGACTTCACCGCGGCGATCGACTCGTCGAAGCCCGAGGACTTCGCGAAGATCGAGGGCATGGTTCTGGACAGGCTGGAGCGGGGGCTGTCGTCCGCGGCGGCGCTGCGGCTCCTCATGCACGCTCGCGCGGTGCTGCTGGGGCAGACCGGCCCAGGGCTCTCCCGCGTGACGCACGCGGGCGATCTGACGCCGATGCTGCCGCTGGCCGATCGACGGGCCGATCGGCCCGCAGAGCCCACGCCAGAGCCCCAGGCGTCGCGTCTGCCCGCACCCGAGCGGACGCAAGTCGTCGCGAGCGTGGACGGAGGGGAATGGTGAGCCGCACCCGCGAGGATCAACGCTGGGGCACCTGGCTTCGCGTCTGCCGCCCGATTCTCACGATATCGGGTGTTGTGACGATTCCGGCCCGTCGGGCCGCAGCGGGCTTCGTAGGGGCTCTGACGACGATTCGGCTTTTGGCGTCGATCGCGGGCTGGCTCGCGATGTTCGGCGCTCTGTTTTGGGTCTGGCTCTGGCTGGTGGCTGTTCGCGCCGTGCTTCGACGGCGGGCGGCTGGCCGGTGCGGTACGCGTTTCGTGGGTGTTTTCCATCAACCAACGGAGGGTCGAATGGAAGATCGCAGTCGCGAGGAGATCGAACGGGAGTTCTCGGCACTGGTCGATGTCGCTTTTGCGGGCACAAGCGACGAGCCGATCATCGCGTGGACGGATAATCTGGACGACCACTGCTTCGTTCGTGCCCGCTTCGACGGCAGAGTGACCGCCGACACGCGCCGCAGGATGCGGTATCTGCGGGACATGGTGAAGCAGATGGCGGGCGGGAAGTGGACTGCGATCGCGTACCCAGGTGAGTTCGAATGGGACTACGTGGCGAAAATGACCGCGAGACTTCAGGCCCGCGGGGAGTGGAGTCGGTGAATCAACCGCGTGGGCGGCCACAACCCCGTAACGGTGTAGACCAATCCCCCCAATCCCCGAGTCGGGAGGTGATCGCGAGGCTCTGCAACCGCTGCAACTCGCGAACGGACGGCGTTTGCCTGGTGTGCGGGTGCCCCGAATACCGGCTGGTGAGCGACCCACAGTTGCGTTTGTTCTGACACAGAGCGGGCGTTGCCCGTTTTCACGGTGTCGGTACAACCGTTCGGCATGACGCCCGCGACGTTCACCGTTTCCGGCCAGCCGATCGCCCAGCCGCGACCGCGTGTCGTGACCATCCACGGGCGGTCGATGTCGTTCGTGCCAAAGTCGCACCCGATCCACGCGTATCGGCAGGCGATCGCGTTGACGGGTGCCGCGGCGGGCCTGAAGCCCCATGGCGGGCCGGTCTTCGTCTGGATGGAGTTCGTCGTCGCCCGCCCCAAGTCTCACTGGCGGAAAAACGGGCTGGCGAGCGACGCGCCGCTGCTCCTCACGGGGAAGCCCGACGGGGACAATCTCCAGAAGGGCGTCCTCGACGCGTTGATCGGAGTCGCATACACGGACGACTCGCAAGCGGTCGAGTGGGGCGGGAAAAAGCGGTACGCGGAGCGTGACGAATCGCCCCATACGCGAATCACCGTGAGGGCTCTGTAGTGCCCCCGCGTCACCGGCTCACCAAAGACCAGGTGAAGACCGTGCGCCGCCTGTGGCGTGAAGGCGTCTCGCAGCAGGAAATCGCGAGGGCCGTCGGCGTGCCGTTCGATCGGTTCCGCGCGAGGCTCCGCGATCAACTCCACGGGCTCCCGCCCAGGCCGCGCCGCGTGAACTCTGGACGACGCGTCAGCGACCCGACCGAGTCGGAGATCGAAGCCGAGTGCCTCGCGATACGTTCGAAGTGGAGCGACGCCGAACGCGAAGCCCATCTGTGAGTGTGCTGCCGTAGAGCGAAAGACGTTCAAGGGATGCGCGGTCGTCGATAGGCTCCCGCCATGGTCGCCTTCGCTTATGACTCCACCGCTGCGCGACTGACCCTCCGAGTGACGCATGGAAAGCCCTTCCGCGCACCCGTTGCGGTGACGTTGCGTCCAACCGGCGAGCCCTACCCGATCACCGCCGACGAGGTGCGGGCGTTCGTCACGCTCTACCCGAACGGTGATCGCGTGCTGGACTTCACCGTCCTTCCGATCGACGGCCACGAATCCGGTTGCTTCATGCTCACCGCGTCGAAAGACGAAATGGCGAAACTCGTCGAGGGTTCCTACTGGTGGGAGATGGAGCATGACGACGACGACGGCTCGGTGATCCCGCTCGTCGAGGGCGTCTTCGAAGTCGTGAATCGGGGGCGAAACCCGTGAACGAACCGCAGCCGCCGATCGCAGCCCGCAGAGCGGGCGAGTGGATCGAGGTCACTTTCGCCAGCGGTCTGCCAGGCCCAGCAGGCCCAGCCGGTGCCGACGGCACCGCTGGAGCGGACGGTGCGTCTGTCTCGGTGTTCAAGGGCGGCACGCAGCCGACCGCTGAACGCGAAGGCGACCTGTGGCTGAAGCCCGTCACACTCGACGACGGTTCCCCTGGCGTGCAGTTGAACGTATGGGACGGTGACGCGTGGCTCTCTGTCAGCGGCGCGAGCGGTGCCGACGTTGATCTGACCGGCGTGGTGTTTCGCGACACTTCGACGACGCTCGCCCGCTTGACGGTGTCGAGTCCGTCGTGGGAGGCGGGCAACGTCTACGGCGACGGAAACGTGGTGTCGCAGGGCGGGTACTTCGGCGAACTCTGGTACGGGGCTCTCATCGCTCGCGATGGCAAGGCGACCACGCAGGGCTACGCGATGCCCACGCCGACCGGCGAGGGCTATCTGCGAAGCGACACCGACCCCGATACGGGCTGGTATTTCGCGGAGCCCGTGATCGTGTCGGACACCGAGCCTCCCGCACCGACCGGCGGCGGCGCGGTGTGGATCGACCCGACCGGCGACGCGCCGCCCGATGGCTTCACGAACGCCGCGCCGCTGGTCTACGCGGAGGCTCCCGCGACCACGCAAACAAGCGGCCAGCCGATCGGGCTCTCGCCTGACGGCATGACGTTCCACCAGCCCGACATCGTCGGTGGAATCCCCGTCGTCGTGAACGGTAAGCGGTATCTGATCCCGATCATCGAGGAGTGATCATGCCCGTCGATCCAAAACTCCGTCGCGGCATCGGCCTGGGGAACATCTACACCGACCTGGAGGTGGATCAACTCATCGCCAACGCCCAGGCAGGCATCCCCGTGGCGGGATTCTCCGACTTGAACCCGCTCACGTACCAGACTCCAGCCACGACGACCGTCGGAGGCGAACGTCTGGAGGAAATCGTTCCGAACATCGTCGCGGGCCTGCCGGTGATGGTGAACGGACGCCGTTATCTTCTTGCCCTCATGCCAGCGGAGTGACCCATGCCTGCCCCTGACCGCGATATGCCGAAGCAGCGATTCACGACGAGCATCGACATCCCGAAGGGGTTGTGGGGCTACTACACCGACGCCGAGGTGGACGCTCTGCTCGCGGCCCTGCCGACCGGCGGCGGGCTCCAGACCGTTGACCTGTCGGCCTACGCGACGACGGCATACGTGGATGGGAAGATCGCAACGGTCTACACGAAGGCCGAGGTGGACGCAGCCATCAAAGCGTCTCGGGACGAGGGTGCCCTCGACCTCGATGCCGTTCAGACGCAGGTGCTGTTCGCAGCCACCGAGATCGGCAGGCAGTTGGGTGAGCGGATCGACGCGAAGGCCGACCAGATCACGACCTACACCAAGGACGAGGTCGATGCCGCGATCGCAGCGGCGGCGACCGGCGACGTTGACCTGTCAGCATACGCCACGGTGCAGTACGTGGACGATGCCAAGACGGAGATCATGGACGCCGCGACGGATGCTTTCCGAGAGCGGTACACCAAGCAGGAGGTCGATGGGCTGTTCGTGCAGAAGGTGGACATGGTCGCGCCGCCAACCCTCGACGGGTACGCCACCGAGCAGTATGTCGATGATTCGATCGCCCGCATCCCCGCGACCGATCTGTCGGGCATCGCGTCCGATGTCGCCAACTTGCAGGGGATCGTCGGCACCTATCAATCGGCAACCGACAACAGCCTCGCGCTGCTCAATCAGGGGTTTGCCACCGTCGCCCAGAAACCGGACGTTGACGCGGCCCTCGCCTTGAAGGCCGATAAAACGACCACGACGCTCATCACCACGCAGTTGCAAGCGGTCTTTGATTCGATCTACACGCGGCCCGAGGCGGATGACCGCTACGCCAAGCGGCAGGAAAACACGCAAGCGATCCTGACCAAGACCATCACGGCATCGGCATACGGGTTTGGCGACACGCTGGTGCCGCCCGCTGCTCTCGCGTACATCGACACGGGCGAAGGCTACGGCGCGCGGCTGGTGCTGAACGTCGGCGTGGAAAACGATTTCGTGGTGATGAAGTCTGATCTCGAATCGCTCAACGCGCTGCTGCCGCGGATCGAAGCGATGGAGAATAAAACGTCGGCGGCCCTCGATCTGTCTTCGTATGCGACGAAGGGCGACCTGGCCCCGTATGTCACCACGACCGTGCTCAACACGATGATGAGCACGATGGCGACCACGAACTACGTGGACGCCAAGATCACGGCACTCAACCCGACCGGCGCGGTGAGCATCAACGATCCCGCGCTGGCCGACTTCAAGAAGTCAGTCCTTGACGAGGTGAAGCGGATGATGGCGGGTGGGACGAAGATGCCGCCGACCGATATTGATTGGACATGGATGATACGCATGGATGGGTCGAAGGAGTCTGTCTCCACCGAGATTCAAGCGCGGATGCTCGGCGGGTTCATCGAACTGAAGGGGACTCTGTCATTCAATGCTGGCAGCGGTGCGTGGGTTCCCCTGCGGCTTCCTCCGCAGTTCCCTGTTGCCGACATAGACGCGAGTTACCCGCTGGCGATGCGGCTCGTCGGCTCTGCCGTGACCTACGGCTACTGCTCGGTGAGCAGCAAGAACCGCGACATCTCTTGTAGTCCAGGCGCGAGGTCGAGCGAGGCGAACTTCTCGGGCATCCGCTGGAAGGCCGCCTACTGACCATGCCAACCATCAACTACTGGAACGGCACGAAGTGGGTGCGCATCGCCGCGGGCGAAGGCGGCACCCCTGTCCCTGGCCCGCAAGGCCCGCCAGGGAAAGACGGAACCGACGGCAAGGATGGCCGATCGGTATCGGTGACTGTCTCGCAAAACGCACCCGCAAGCCCGCTCGCGGGTGATGTCTGGATCACGACCCCTACCCCCTGACGAGGAGAAGACGATGGCCGATGCACGTATTTGGGACGGTTCGAAGTGGATCAGCATCATGGGGCCGCAAGGCCCGCAGGGCGAACCAGGCAAGGACGGGAGCGGCGTCACGATCCAGGGCACCGCGACCACGTGGCCGCCTGCGGCATCGCCCGCGCAGGGCGATATGTACCTTCTCGGTGATCCCGTTCCGGCTGGCGCACCCGCGGGCTCGCAGCCTGGTGATGGTGTCGTCTGGACGGGCACGGCGTGGCAGAACGTCGGCAGCATCCGCGGCCCGAAGGGCGACAAGGGCGATGCGGGTACGGACGGGAGCCCTGGCGTCGATGGTGCCCCTGGTGCCCCTGGTGCCGACGGCACGGGCTTCACGTTCCGCGGTGAGTTCGACGCGGGAGCCGAGTACGACAACAACGATGTCGTGACGTTCGGCGGCGAAACGTACCTCGTCACCGGCCTGACGCGGGCGAGCCTCATCGGCCCTGGCGACCTGGTGCTGCTCGCCAAAAAGGGAGTGGACGGGACGATCGGTGCCGACGGTGCGGACGGCAAGAGCATCGAGGTCTACGTGCAGGCCACGCAGCCCGCAGCGGCGTCGAAGGGCGATATCTGGATCGACAACACCCCGTAACCCACTCGCGCTGTCGCGGGCGTCAGGGAGGACGCTCGCGGCATCGCGTGAAGGACGACCATGAAAAACGCAAGCATCTTCGACGGCACCGCGTGGCAGTCTCTCGTCGGCCCGCCTGGCCCGTCGGAGCCAAGCAAAGACGCGGGCAACATCCTCACGGTCGGCAGCGATGGGCTGCTGATGCTGAAGGGCGACACGCAGTTCAGCGGGGTGTGGACTCCCGCCGTGTCCGATAACGTCGGCGGCGCGGTTGGCGAGGTCGAGGGGTACTGGACTCGTGCTGGTCGTGCGGTGACCTTGCTTGTTCGGTGTGCCCTTTTGACGAAGATCGAGGCTGGCGAACGACTCCCGTTTGTCCTATCTGGCTTGCCGTTCTCGTTGTCCGAATACAACGACGCCAACCTATCGACGGACTTGTCGGTTTCTGCTGCTCCGCTGGTTCACTACGAACAAGGAACGATTGGCTGGGTGTATGCTCTGGGTCTGTACGCTGACACCATCAACATCGAATCACGCGGCGAGTTTGACCCTGGACAAGCCACGTTCACGCTGACCTACCTCACAGACGACGCGAGGCTCGGATGAACGTCACCCTCCAAAAGAACATGACCATCGGGTGGATCGAGGATCGCGGTGGCACCCTATGGGCTCGCAACTACCACCCTGCCCGACCGCTGCCCGATGACGCCCCGCAGCCCGTGAAGGACATGGCGGCCCAGCACTGGACGCCCGAAGTGATCCAGTTCGCCAAGGATCGGCTGGCTGGCGCGAAGCCGAAGGGCTGACCATGCCCTACGACGTACCGAACCACCGGCCCCCGCGGCTGCGATTGCGGCGACCGTCCGCGGTCTTCTACGCGTCACCGCAGTGGCTCGCGTTGCGTCGCGCTGCGTTGCTGCGTGACGGGTATCGGTGTGCGGTGTGCGGTCGCATCGTCGATGGCCGCGAGGCCCACGTGGATCACATTCAACCGCGGTTGCACGGTGGAACCGACACGCTGGACAACCTTCAGACGCTATGTCGGGCTCATCACGGTGAGAAGACCCGCGACGAGCAACGTCAACGCGGGCACCTCTGACCGCTACAGGTCGGGCTCGAGCGGTTGTCGAAGCACCGCTGAACCGCACCGCTGAACCGTCGGCGGTTGTTCGCGGGAGCCCTCCGAAGGTGTCAACGCCCCCCAGGGGGGGGTCGCGAACGAAAACGCCCCGCCTTCATGATCTCGCCCCGTCCGCGCGTGCGCCGCCGCAGATTGCGTCACAGGGGGAATCGACGGCCCGCCGACTCGCGAGCCGCCCCGCCCCGCGATCACCCGCCAGACGCGTCCCTGGGGCGTCTGCGAGCGTGCCCGCGGCCCCCCGCCCGCCCCGCGAGCCGCGGCCAATCGACCCGCGGCCCACGTTGCACGTTTTCCCGATCGCGGTAGAACCGTGGCATGATCATCCGCGACCGCATCCGCGAACTGCGACGCGTGCCCGCGTCCGACCTCGTCCCGAACCCGCGGAACTGGCGAACGCACCCCGAGTCGCAAGCGAACGCGCTCCGCGGGATTCTCTCCGAAGTCGGGTACGCCCAGGCGCTCCTCGCCCGCGAACTGCCCGACGGTTCTCTGATGCTCATCGACGGGCATCTCCGCGCAGAGACGACACCCGATCAACAGGTGCCGGTGCTGGTGCTGGATGTCACCGAGGAGGAAGCCGACAAACTCCTCGCGACGGTTGACCCGCTCGCGGCGCTGGCCGACGCGAACGCGGAAGCCCTCGACGAGTTGCTGCGCCGCATCGACACGGGCAGCGATGCCCTGCAAGAGATGTATGCCGACCTCGCGGAGTCCGTGGGCCTGGTGCCGAAGGACACGACCGACGAGCCCGATGCGGTGCCGAAGACGGGCTGGGAAGTCGTCGTCACGTGCGCGAACGAAGACCAGCAGCGCGAGGTGTTCGAACGTCTTCACGCGGAGGGGCTTGCGTGCCGCGTGCTGACATACTGATCGAATCGCCCATCGCGTCGTCGTTCCGCGTCGAGCAAGTGCGGGGAATGTTCGACGTTCCGACGGCGAAGACGGTGCGACACGAATGGCACGTAGACCTCCCGATCGAAGAAAAGCCCTGGACGATCGGGCTCATCGTCGGCCCGTCGGGCAGCGGGAAGACGACGATCGGTCGTCGCCTGTTCCCCGATGCCCTGTTTCACGAAGGGTACGAATGGCCCGCGAAAGCCGCGATCGTTGACGGGTTCCCGTCCCATCTCGACGGAACGGAGATCACGACCGCGCTCTCCAGTGTGGGCTTTTCGTCACCGCCTCACTGGCTGAAGCGGTACTCGCATCTCAGCAACGGGCAGCGGTTCCGGTGCGAACTCGCGCGGCTCATGCTGGAAGACGCGAAGACGGTCGTCTTCGACGAGTTCACCAGCGTGGTGGATCGCGACGCCGCGAAGGTGTCGTCGGCTGCGATCGCGAAGGCGTTGCGGCGGCGCGGGAGCCCGCGGCTCGTCGCGTTGTCGTGCCACTTCGACATCATCGAATGGCTCGACCCCGATTGGGTCTACAACGTGGCGACCGGCGAGTTCACGTGGAGGTGCCTTCAAGGAAGACCGCCCATCGAACTGCGAATCCACGAAGCAACCCCTGCCGCTTGGCGTCTGTTTGGGGGGCACCACTATCTGACCGCCGATATCAACCGCGGTTCGCGATGCTTCGTCGCCACCTGGAACGGGAGCCCTGTCGCGTTCACTTCGTATCTGCCCTTCGTTCACGCGAAGGTGCGGGGCAAGAAACGCGAGCATCGCACCGTCGTGTTGCCCGACTACCAGGGCGTGGGCATCGGCAACGCGGTGAGTGAATGGCTCGGAGGGTATCTGCGATCGCTCGGGTGGGGGTTTCTCTCGACGACATCGCACCCCGCGATGATTCACCACCGGCATCGGAGCCCGCTCTGGCGAGTGCGCCGCATCGGCCACGCGTCCCCTGTGGGCAAGACCGCGACCCGTATTCGCGACTCGTCGTGCAGTCGCGTCACCGCCGGATGCGAGTACGTAGGGCCACCCGTTGAACCGCTTGCGGCATCGTCCAGAGAGAGGAATATCCGCGGCACGGGATCGGCTTCACCGCCCGCGGCTTCTCCAGCACCCAGCACCACGGGCCGGTCGCGTAGTCTTGCGAAGCGACTTCGCGCAGCGGCACGACATCGACGAGTTCGACGCACCCGATGATCGCGCTCGATTGCACGGCAAGCGGGATTCGGTGCTGAATCAACGTCGCAAACTCGGGTTCCGTCGGCGCTCTGTCCCTGCCAGAATGAATCCACAAGCGACCGCGGTAGTTCGTGAACCACGTGCGGTTTTCGATTCGCTTGTCGCCGTGAATGATCGCCCATCCCCAGTACGGATACACCGTCAAACATCGTTCCATGGACATCTCCACTTATCACTGCCCGAAGTGTAGTCGCCTTCTCCACGTGAGCGGCGTAATGGACTTCGGCCCCGAGCCCGTCGCGATCTTTCAATGCGACGAGTGTCTCCAGACGACGACGATGATGGGCGAGCCCATCGAAGTCGCGTTCACGTTCGCAGTTCGTCCCGACGGATCGTGGTTCGACCCGAAGGAAGACGACGACGAGGGCGGCGGCGTCCCGTAGGACACCGCCGCCCCGTGTCGCGAGCCGATCACATTCCCGCCGCGTCGGCTTCGTCGCTCATCGAGGGAGCGATGTCGCCACGCCGCAGCAGGAACGGCCCGCTGGTGTCGAGCCCTGCGAACGATCGCGGAAAAAACCGCTTCATGATGTTCGCGGCCCACCGCATCCGGCCCCAGTGACCGGCGAGCCGCCGATCGTAGGGCGTCATGGCACCCGCGTACAGGTAGAGCAACGTCGTTGCCGACAGTTTGCCCACCATCACGATCACGGGCTTCTCCTCGCCACCGCTCCAATCGACATACGAATGGAGCGACGTTGACTCGTCGTGCCCGTCCTCGACGCGGAACCCGACGTTCATCTCCAGCCCTTCATTCAGCAGAGCGACCGTCGCTTCGAACTTCGCGGCGCGTTCCGCGTACTCGCCGCGGAACGGCTTCGACTTCGCGAAACGATTCGCGGCCACGCAAACCGCCCGCGGGAACTTCGGGCTCTCGACGAGGACATCAGCGACACATTCAAACATGGGAACCTCCACGTGATGAAACCTTCGATCATTGACCGCCGCTGCACGTTGCTGCGGCTCGTCACTCTGCACCCTTCCTGACTCGACGCGCCGCCCGCTTGGCGTCCGCGTCGTTTTCGATCCAGTAGTCCAGAGCCCGCCGAATCAACTCGACTCGCTCCAGACCCAGGTCGCGGGCTATCGCGTCGAGAATCTCGACTTGCCCGATCGTGAACCGAACACCGATCACCGCATCGCGGGTCGGCTTTTCTCCCCTTGCGAACGTCATGACACCTTCTCCTCGCCCCACTGGCGAACTTCACCGGCACGGAACCGCTGGACTTGCCCTGGCAACGCACCAGGCAGCGACCCGAGATAGTAGGACAGACGAGTCTCGCCCACGTGAAGGGGTTGCCCGTTGTCCGCGGCTGCGACGAGGGAATCCCGCCAGAGCCCGAGCATCACGATCGGGCTGTTCCCGCGGCAGACCTTCACCGCCTTCGCGCATCTGTCGATGATCGTCCCGCGATTCCGTTCGACGAGTAGCCCGAGGACTTCGGAGTCGCAGTCGGTGACAGTGTGAAGCCCGTGCCGCTCCGCGATGTCGTCGTGACGATGGATCACCCCGTTGTGGACGATCCATCCGCCGTCACTGGGGTGCGGGTGGTTGTTCAGATTGTTCGACGGGCTCCCGTGAGTGGCGTATCGGCAGTGCCCGATGAGCATCACCGCATCCTGCGCCATCGCGAGCAGCGGGCGAGCGTCAACGATCCGGCCCGTCTGCTTGAACATGCGGAGCCGCCCGTCTTTCGTCACCCATGCCATGCCCCACGCGTGCGGGCCGCGGCTCATCGTCACCTCCGCGACTTCGGACAGAATCTCAAGATCGACCGTGTTGTCCTTCTTCGCAACGAACCCGAAAACGCCGCACATAGTTCCGCTCCTGTTGAAAGTGAAAAGCCTCGTCAGGCACCGCCTCACGGTGCGACGATCGGGCGGGCTTGCGGGACATTACTGCGGCGGTGCCGCAACCCTGTCCCGCCCGATCGTTTCGGCTTGTCGGCCCGCTACCCCTCGTCGCGGGCATCGTACTTGCGGGCGAGCCGCATCAACTCGCGCTTCACGGACTTGAGCGTCGGGCCACCCTCGACGAACAGGTTCCCGTGAACGTGCGACTCGCGGCCCTTGATCCATCCGATCCCGTAAAACAGGCGGCAGAGCGCCGTCTGGCCCTCACCCTTGCGAGCGATCGGGCTGGAGTCCTTCACCGGCTTCGCGGTGAACTTCGCAGTCCGGCCCATGCGGAGCGTCTTCTCGACGAGGGCCACGCAGGTCAACACGTGGCCCACAATCTTGTCCGCGTTCAGAGTCGCGCCGAAAGCCCGAAACTCCACGGTCGGCTTGTCGGTGATCGTGTTGAGAACCTTGTACCGCGTGTCGCGGCGGCGGGCCATCGCGTTTTCCAGCGACCCGTGCCGCTGGATCGACTCGCACCACCGGCCATTCTCGCGGGTGCGGGTTCCCGTCTGGGCGTAGATAGCCTTTTCGAAGTTTGCGACGACCGCGACAAGCCGACGGAGCGTAGCATCGTCGGTCTTGTCGAAGCCCACGTGAACGTGGAGCCCGCACGAACTGTTGACCTTGCCACCCTTCTCGACGATGAGCCGAACGGCGTCAAGCAGTTTGCGGATTCCTTCGCGGCCCTTCAGCACCGGCGACACAAACTCGCAAGCCTGAAAGCCCGCTTCGGGCCGGATCGACGGATCGGCGTCGGCCTTCCAGCCGCGGGGGAGCCACTCGACCTGAGCGCCGCGGCCATGGCCGCCGACGCGGGCGACAGCACCGTAGGGCAGGCTGGTTTCAATCTCGACGCCGAAGGTCATTTCTTCAACATTCACGGTCGTGGCGGGCATCGTTCGTTTCCTTGCTTGGGGTTTTCTTCGCGACGCTCATCGTTGCGTCGTCTGCATATCATACGCGTTACCCGTCGCGTTGTTCAAGCGAAAAAACGGGATTTTTTCGGATTGTCCCGAACCCCTTGCGGGACAAGGACTACCGAGGGGAAAAAATCCAGGGATTCGCGAGGGACACGCGGCCCCGCGTCCCCCCGACGCCCCCCGCGGCGGCTTGCCAGACGCCCCCCGCGGCGCGGCCCTCTATCTATAGAACGTCTCGACGCGTCCCCCGCGGCTCGCGCCAGGGGAAGCCCGTTCAGTAGGGCACGCCGGTACAGGCCGCGACACGTGTTGCACGTTCTCACGATTGCGGTAGAACCGTGGGAGAGACAACCGCCCCGCGGAGTCGCAACGTGAGCAGACGACACGCACCGATCCCCGTGATCCAAAAGCCCGCGCCGGAACGCGAGCCGATCGACTACGGTTTCATGCTCTTGACCTTCATGGCTCTTGGGCCATTCATCCTCGCGTGGTCGATCTTCGGCTGCGCGTGCGTGATCAAAGCCGCGCGGCTTCTCTACGATGTCGCGGTTTCGTGGGGTGCGGCGTGAGAAACGAATGGCCCAACCGACTGCGTTCGTGGGTCGCCAACGAATCGCAGGAGCCCGACCCCGCGGCCACGATCACCGCGGCGGCTGCGGAGATCGAACGGCTCCTGACCGTGATCGACGCCTACGCGGCATCGAGCGCGGCTGCGTGTCGCGAGATCGCTTCTCTCCGCGAGTCACGCGACCTGTGGATCGCCCGATCAAACGATCACGCGATGCGTGCCGACCGCCACCGCACCGAGATTGTGAATCTGAAGGGCACCCTATGGCAGATGGAAATATCCGCTCGCGAGTCGCGGGCGGATTCGTGATGGAGAACCAGTGATGGCTCGCCCTGGCCCGCGGAAGCAACCGACGAATCTCCGCATCCTTCGTGGCAACCCCGCGAAGCGACCGCTCCCGTCAAACGAACCGAAGCCCGAGTCCGATCAACTCGACCCGCCCGAGTGGGTCACGGGCGATGCTCTTGTGAAGTACGAGGAGGTCGCGAGCCGCCTACTGAAGATGGGCATCCTGACGAACGTGGACGTTGACGCCCTCGCGCGGTACGCGGTCACGTTCGTCGAGTGGAAAAAGCATCTGGCGATATGCCAGCGCGGCGGCGACGTTCTGGTGGTCAAGGACGAGGCGGGCAAACTGCGGTACGCCAGCGTCGCGCCATCGGCCACGCTGGTCGCGAAGCACGGGCAGACGCTGCTGCGGCTCGCGCAGGAGTTCGGCATGACGCCGTCGGCCCGCACCGCTCTTGCGACGAAGGGGGACACCAAGCCGAATGACCCGCTCGCGGCGTGGCTCCAGAAAAACGCCTGACCGCCCCGAAGCGGTTGCGGGCTTCACGTTCGATCCAGCGCGGGCCGCGCGAGTGATCGACTTCATCGAAACCTTCTGCGTGATGTCGAAGGGACGGCAGTGGGCTGGAAAGCCCATGCAACTCATGGAGTGGCAGAAGGAAGACATTCTCGCGCCGCTGTTCGGATGGGTGGACGACAAGGGGCACCGTCGATACCGCACCGCTGCGATCTTCACTCCCAAAAAGCAAGGGAAGTCAACGCTCCTCGCAGCGCTCGCGCTCTACTTCCTGGTGGCAGACGGGGAGCCAGGGTGCGAGGTGTGGGGCTGCGCGACCGACCGGCAATCCGCGGGCATCATCTACCGCGAAGCCGCGGCCATGGTTCGATCATCGCCCGCTCTGTCGCAGGCGATCGAGATCATCGACTCGCGAAACACGCTGGTGCATCGCGCGAGCAACTCGCGGTATTCGGTGCTGTCCAGCGACGCGCCGCGGGCCGAGGGCGTCAACGCTCACGCGGTGCTTGCGGACGAGATTCATGCGATGCGTGACCGCCGTTTGCTCGACGCACTCCGCTACGCGGGCTCTGCGCGAACCCAGCCGATGCTCATCGGCATCTCGACCGCGGGCTACGAACGCGGGAAGTCGGTGGCGTGGGAGTGGTGGCAAGACGCGGAGAGGGTGACCGCCGACCCCGCATCGAACCCGACATTCTTCGGGAAAATCTACGCGGCTCCCGAGCAACCGAACGTGTCGGACTACTTCACGCCGAAACTCTGGAAGATCGCCAACCCGAGCCTGGGCGTGACCGTGTCGGAGAAGTCCTTCGCAGCCGATGCGATGGAGGCCCGCACGAACCCCGCGAAAACGTCCGCGTGGTTGCGGTATCGGATGAATGTCTGGCAGTCCGCAGACACCCGCTATTTCACTCCCGAGTCCTGGGCTTCCTGCGGTGGCGACCCCGTTGAACCGCTGGAGGGACGCGAGTGCTACGCGGGCATGGACTTGGCTTCGACGCGTGACCTGACGAGCGTGGTGTTCTGCTTCCCCGACGGCCAGGGCGGCTACGACCTCGACCCCTACTTTTTCATCCCGCGGGACACCGCCGCGGAGCGATCGCAGAAGGATCGCGTCCCGTATCTGGAGTGGATTCGTGATGGGCTCATCATCGCGACAGACGGGAATCGGTGCGACTACGGGGTGGTCGAGCAGTTCGTGATCGAATACGCGGAGCGCCATCGGCTGGTGAAACTCGCGGGCGACCGATGGAACGCGGCATCGACGTTCACCAAACTCCAGCAGGCAGGCATCGCGGTCGAGGGGTTTTCGCAGGCGATTGGGTCGATGTCGGCCCCGACGAAACTCCTCGACACGCTGATCGCCGCGAAGAAAATCCGCCACCGCAACCACCCCGTCCTGTCGTGGTGCGCGTCGAACGTCGCGGTGAGAACCGACCCCAACGGGAACATCGCCCCCTGCAAGGTGCGAAGCACCGAGCGGATCGACGGGGTGGTGGCCGCGATCATGTCCCTGGGGCTCGCGTCCACCGCCGCCACCCCCGAATCGTCCTGGGAAATAGTCGAACTGTGACGTTCAAGGATTACCCCTTACGGAGTAGCGTGGCCCCATGATCAGAGCCGCCGAACAGGATTACGAAGTGCGAAGCGTCGCCTTCGAAACACCGACGAACGCGCTGCCGCCGATTCGATGGGTGGACACGACGCCCACCAGCATCGACATCGGCCAGGCGCTGACCGTGACCGCGATCTATGCGTGCGTGCGGTTCCTGTCGGAAACCCTCGCGTCGATGCCGATGCACCTCTATCGGCGTCTGCCGAAGGGCGACCGCGAGATTCTCTCCGATCACCCGATGCACCACGTTCTATGCGTGAGCCCGAATCACTGGCAGAGCGTTTACGAATACACCGAGCAGCAGATTTACCACACCGCTCTGTGGGGCAACTCCTATTCGCTCATCGTCCCTGGTGAAGTGAAGGGGCGAAAGACCTGGTGCGCCGAACTGTGGCCGCTGCACCCAAGCCGGATGCGTGTCGATCGCGCCGAGAACGGGTCGATTCGATACCGCTACTGGCACCCGAACGGCGACGAGATGGTCTACCAGGCCGATCAGATTTTCCATCTGCGCGGTCTGTCGGACGACGGGCTTGTGGGCATGATGCCCGCGGAACTCTGCAAGACGAGCGTGAATCTCGCCCGCACGCTGGACATCGCCGCGATGTCCTACTGGGAAAACAACGCCCGCCCAAACGTGCTGCTGAAGCCCTCGTCGCCGCTGAACGACGGCGCGATGCAGAAACTCCGCGACACGTGGCGGCGCGTGTTCGGTGGAGCGAAGAACACGGGGCAGGCAGCGGTTCTCCCGCACGGGATCGAAGCGACCATCATGGACGCGGCGAGCCGCGAGGGCTCGCAGTTCATGGACTTGCGGAACGCGGTCGTGACCGAAGTCGCGCGGGCCTTCCGCATCGGGCCGACGCTCATCGGGCAACTCGACCACGGCACGTATTCGAACGTGGAGATGGAGCAGATCGGTGCCCAGGTCTTCACGCTGATGCCCTGGCAGCGTCGCCGCGAGCAGTCGATCTACCGGCAACTGTTGTCGTTCTACGAAGACGAAGACCTCTACGTGCTGATGGACTCGCGCGGTCTGATGCGCGGGGACTCGCAGGCCCGATCGTCCTACTTCAACACGCTATTCCAACTCGGGGCTCTGAGCCCGAACGACGTTCGACGGTTGGAAGATATGGATCCCATCGACGATCCAGCCGCGGACGAATACTACGTGCAGTTGAACATGGCACCGCTTTCGCAAGCCGCGAACACCGCGGTGGCGACCGATCCCGAGAAGCCCGCCGAAGCACCGTCGGAGCCGGTGGCCGCGGGTGCGGAAGCACCGACCGGCGAGACGCTGAACGGTGCCCAGATCAGCAGTCTGCTGGAGGTTCTCGCGAACGTGTCTGGCGGGCTCATCACGCCCGACGGTGCGAGGGCGATCATCACCGCCGCGTTCCCCATGCTCACCGCCGACCAGGTCAGCGGCATCGTGAGCGGCGTGATTCCTGGCGTTGCGGTCGCCGCCACCGAAGCGATGCCGCAACAGGACACCGCGCCGCCGCCCGAGCCCGCGAACGAACAGCCCGCCAAGCGATCGACCCCGAGGAGGCCCAAGCGATGAGCATGACCGCCGACGATGTTCGCGAGCGAATCGAGGAGCCGATGGAGTGGCAGGACATTCCCGTCCGTCGGTTCGTCGGTGCCGAAGACGCCGCGAGTCTGCGACCCACGCTCGACACCGACGGCAGCGGTCGTCAGGTGCTTCGCGGGCTGGGCATCCCGTATGACTCCGTGAGTCGCGTGGTGGGCCGCTTGAAGGGCACGCCGGTGCGGGAAGTGATCCGCGCGGGTGCGTTCACCGAGGTGCTGCGGCGTCAGGCCGAGCAGAAGGTGGACATCGTGTCGTTCTACAACCACGACGAGAACATGATCCTCGCGCGGCAGTCAGCGGGCACGCTGATTCTCGACGAGTCGGAGCGGGGCGTGGGCTACACCATCACGCTCGCGCGAACGTCATACGCGACCGACCTTGCGGAGAACGTCGCGGTCGGGAACGTGGCCGGTGCTTCGTTCATGTTCGCGGCCCGCTCCCCTGGTCTGATCGTCACGAAGCAATCGGGCGTCTACATGCGGGACGTTCAGCGTGCATCGGCGCTGCTGGAGATCGGGCCGGTCGTCTCGCCCGCCTACGCCGCCACCAACTGCGAAGTGGCGGTGCGATCCGTGCAAGAACTTTTGGGAGGAATGGTCGTCGTCCCCAAGGGTGCCAGCGTCAACACCCGCGCCATTCGTTCCCGTCTGGCCGTTGCGAGGATGAAAGCCTATGCCGTCGCCCGTTGAATGTTCGTGCGGCTGTCGGATGCGGTGCGAGAGTTCGCGCCGCTGCGGTGATACCCAGGTGCAGTACGTGAAATGCCGCAACTGCGGCGCGACGAAAAGCCGCGTCGTCGCAGCGTCCGAGGTCTGGCGTCGCAAGACGCCCGCAGATGAAAGAGGTGCCCGATGAGCGAATGGATCACCACGCCGAACGTGATTCTGGTCGTCGGCGTCCTGCTGCTGGTCGCACCGTATCTGAATCGACTGCTGGGCGTCTGGCTCACCAGCGTGATCTACCCGCAGTCGGCGCGAACGGACTTCGAAAAGCGAACCGCGAGCGAACTCATCGACCTGAAAAATCAACTCGACAAGGAAGGCCACGAAAAGGCGTCGCATATCTGTCGCGACCTCATCGTGGCCCTGCTCTACGGGGAGAAGAAACCGTGAACGCCAAAACCGTGGTGGCCTTCGTGCTGGTGGTGTACGCGATCCTCGCAACCGTGCCGTCGTCTCCGTGCGGCGGTCAACAAGCGAAGGCGGATGGCCCTGTCGCTTCCATCGTGAAGCGCGCGCCGGTCGTTCGTCGATTCGTCGGCAGTGCCCAGGAAAACGAGGTCGTGCGGCTCGTCAACGTGGAACGTCAGCGCCGCGGACTTCGCCCACTGTCGGTGAACCCCAAGATGATGGCCGACGCGCGGCAGTGGTCGGAGGTTCAAGCATCGCGGGGGCGCATGTATCACAGTCGCATGGGCTACGCCGAGAACGTGGCATACGGTCAGACCACGCCGCAGGAAGTGGTTCGCACGTGGATGAACTCCCCTGGTCACAGGCGGAACATTCTCGCGGCGAATCGCTCACAGATCGGCGTGGGTCTGGCGTATGGCAACGGCGGTCGCCCGTACTGGTCGCAAGTGTTCATGTAGTCCCACCCCGAGGAGTCCCGCCCATGAAGTCGTTCGTCGCTGCCGTCTGCGTGTCCGTCGTCGCGTGCCTGGTGGCAGCGTCGGCCCACGCCGGTTCGTGCCACGGCACGCCGCCGATGCAGACCGCACCCGTTCAGGAATCGACTCCGGTCGAGCCGACCCACGTGGGCGTCTCGGTCGATGTCGAAACCCCGTCCCCCGCGGGCGTGGCAACCGCTGTCGTCGTCAACGGTCAGGAAGTCACCGCTTCCCCGACCGGCGAGGTGCCCCGCGCGGGTGCCGCTGGCGGTGGCGATGTCAGTCTCGGGGCGGCGGTTCGCAACGCTCGTCGCGAGAAGCGGGCCACGATCCGCGAAGCCGCCGACCAACGGCGGGCTGGGCGGTTCAGCCGCAAGGCGTCCGAAGCCGCAGCCGAAGCCGCGGTCAACGACCGCGTTCGGCGGGCCTACGAATGATCGACGGGGGCGGTCATGCCCAAGCCCGCCCCCTCGCTCACCGCGTTCCTGGCCCTCGCGGCGCTGATAATCGGGGCCGCTCTCGCAGCGATGCGGGAGCGGCCCCGTCTCCAGACGCGGAGCCCGAAGCCCGAGCGGCTGCGGGTGCTTCCTGCGGGCAAGCAAGTGGCGGGCACTATCACCGATGCCCCGAAGCCTGATCCGGCTTCTCGGGCGATTCTGGTGGGTCTGGCTGCGAATCTCGCCCCGCCCGTCCGCAGCCCGCCCGACGGGGTTCCCCCCGTGCTTCGCGATCTTCTGGCCCGCGTTCCGCGGCCCGACTACTGGCGCGACCCCATCGACCCGTCGTGCCCCGTGACCTGGGCTCACGAAGCCACCCACGGCATGACCGCCGAACTGTCGCGGGGCGGTGGCCGGTGGGTGATGTATCTCCTCGACGGGCGGGCGGTCGTGTTCAAGTCGCAACCCGCGGTGACGATCGGCCAGGTGGCGGCTACCGTCCCCGCTCATCAGCGCGGCCCCATCTTCGACCTGTATCTGGTGAAGCAGCGAAAGGACTGGGATCGGGAGCCGCTGTATCTCCTCGACGAATGGAACTGCTATGTCCACGGCACGGTCGCACGACGACAAGCGGGCCTGAAGACGCGGAAAGAGACGGAGCAATACGCCGCGGAGATGGAGCGTTACTGCCGCGCGATGCTCGCGCTGGTGGAGGATCGGGAGCCCGACTATCCCGACATGAGCGTCCTTCGGTCGTTCATCGAATGGCAGTCCTCCCGCTTCGATGATCTGACCGGCGTTCTGCCGTAGGCCGAAAGACGTTCAAGGGTATTGGGTGCGGGTCTACCCTTGTCGTCGTTCACTTTCCCCCGCACAGGAGTTCAGCCCGTGGACGTTCTCACCCGCAAACTTCACGACCAGGTCGCAGAGATCGAGCAGCGCATGGCCGACCTCGACGCCGCTGCCGCCACGACCGAGGAAGGGTCGGAGCAGATGAAGCAGATCACGGACGAGCAGGCCGCGCTTGCCGAGAAGGCGGGTGTGGTGGCCGATCAACTCGGTGCGCGAAACACGATCAACGAGAAGATCGCGAAGATGCGGGCGGGCGTGAACGTCTGCCAGCCGATGGGCACCGTGGCCCGCGCCGCCAGCGTGGAGTCCGCAATCGCTGCGATCGACGACACGCCGATCCGCGACATTCCCCGCGAGTCGCGTCGTGCCGCCGGCCTTCTCCTCCGCAGTCTCCAGCGGGGCGAGATCACCGAGATTCGCGGCATCGGCGTCGGTGCCACCGAGGAGCCCAACAGCCACGGCGAACTCACGCCCACCTACGACGGTCGGAACAGCGAACTGGTGATCGCTGACTTCTACCGCACGGTGATGGGCATCCTGCTCTACAACTCCGTCGCGTTCCAGGTCGCCACTCGCGTGACCACGAACACGAATCGGATCACGATCCCGCGATCGGACGAGGATGTCGAAGCCGATCTGTACCTGGAGAACTGCGAGATCAAGCCGGTCACGATCAAGACGACCGGCATGACGATCAACGTCGAGAAGATCGGCGCGCGTGCCCAGGTGTCGAACGAACTGCTGTCCGACGCCGTGGTGTCGGTGCCGCAACTCGTCGCGACGAAGTTCGGCAACGCGTTCGCGAAGAAGATCGACAAACTGTGGCTGGAAGGCGATGCCACCGCGGGCATCGTCGGCCTGCTCGACGCCGTCACCGAGTCGGTGGACATCAGCGGGAAGAACATGACCGCCGTTCACGTGGCCGAGGTGGTGAGCAAGGTTCACCCCTACGCGTCGAATCCGGTGTGGGTGCTGTCGCAGGCGGGCATCGCTCACGTGATGCAGGCCGCAGCGTCCGCGATCGGGAAAGACCTCACGCAGCCCGTCGGGATCACGCTGTTCGGGATGCCGGTCTACCGCTGCCTCGCGCTGCCCGACGGCGTGCTGGGCTTCTTCGGTGACCTCAAGCAGACCTCGATGATCGTCGATCGCTCCAACGGTCTGACGATCAACGCCAGCCGCGAGCGGGCGATCGAGTTCGATCAGACGGTCTTCGTCGGAACGCAGCGGCTCGGGGTCGCGACGCATGGCCCCGCCTACTGCGTCAAACTCCTGGGCACCCCGCCGAAGGGCACCTGACGAAAACCACCGCGTCCAGCGGACGGGGGGCGCGGCACAACTGCCGTGCCCCCCGTTTCGTATGAGGGCTGACCCATGCACATGACCTTCGGACGCAGTTGCGGCGGTGGATCGCTGCGTCCCCGCACCGTCGTGGTTGCCCAGCCGCCGCGAGTGGAGCCGATCACGCTGACCGAAGCGAAGGAACACCTTCGCATTTTCCCCGAGTACGCCGAGGACGATCCCTACGTGCAAGGGCTCATCACTGCGGCGCGGCGCGTGGCCGAGGAAAGCATCGGCATCGCATGGGCGTTGAAGCAGTACCGCGCGAAGGTGTGCGGGTGCATCGGATGCTCCTGCTCTTGCGGGTGCAACGACGCGGGCATCGAACTGCCCCATCCGCCGGTGCTTGTGGACGACGATCACCCCGTGACCGTCGAGACGCCCGACGGCTTCGTTCCGCCCGAGGACTTCGCGGTTGACGCCGACAGGTTTCCCGCGGTGCTGGTGCCGCTTCGCGGGTGGCGTGGCCCCGCGACGATTCACTACTGGGCGGGCGTGCTGCCTGGTGTGCAGGCGTTCGAAATGGCCCGCACGGGATGCCTGCAACTCATCGGCCACTGGTATCGCAACCGCGAAAGCGTCAGCGAACAACCGCTCGCGAAGGTGCCGCAGTCCGTGGATTACCTCTTTGGCCTGGAACGCCAGGCATGGAGGCTGTGATGGCGGTCGATGCCGGTGTTCTCCGCGAGACGGTGGCGATCGAAGCACCGCGGTACGAACGGAACGCGGTTGGCGAAATGATCCCTGTCGAACCGTGGGAGGTCGTCGCGCGACGCCGCGCGAAGATCGAAGCGGTTGCCTACAACGAACAGCGGCAGTTGAACCAGATGGGCGGTTCCGCGTCGCACCTGGTCACGATGCGGTATTTCGAAGGGCTGACCGGAGGGATGCGGCTGCGGTGGGTGAGCCGCCGCGACCGGCTTCTCTACGTGTCCAGCGTCGTCGAGACGGGCGACCGCGAAGGGCTTGAAGTCTACGCCGAGGAGCGAGCGTAATGGCCCGAGCCCGCTTCGTGACGTTCAACGCGTCCGACCTCATTCACGACCTCGATATGCTGCGGCGCGGCTTCGCGGAACTCCCGCCTGGTCTGGCTCGCGTCCACATTCGCGCCGCTATGAAGCGGGCCATGGCACCGTTGATGCCCATGTTTCGCGCCGCTGCACCGCGTCGATCCGGTCGGCTTCGTCGGAGCGTGACGACGATCACGAAGTTTGACGGGTCGAGTGGCCGGTTCTATTCGGCGGTCGGGTTCGGTCGGAGCAAGACGAAGAAGGGGCATCACGCGATTCTGGTGGCCGACGGCACGAAGCCGCGATACACGCGGAAGCGAAAGCGCTGCGGGCTTATTCGGCCCAATCCCTCCATGGCCGCGCTTGCCGCCCAGGTGCGGGCGTCCGCTCCACCGGAGTTCGAAATGCAACTGGCGGTCGCTCTGGAGCGGGCCATCCGAGCGCTGCCCATCTACACCGCCCGCAGCCGCGCGGGGAGGGGATGATGCTCGCTCCCGAAGCATGGCTCTGGAAGGCGATCGAAACCGCGACGGGCGTACCGACGCACCCCGCCTACGTGCCGCGTGGTGCGGTGCCGCCCTACGTGGTCTTCGCGCGCGGCGGCACGCTTCGCGAGCGTCACGTGCGGGGGAACGCTGGTGTGCCCATCGCGTCGATCACCGCGATGGCGGTCGCGCCGAACTATCTGGACGCCAAGCAACTCGCGAACCGTGTTCGGCTGGCGGTCGATGGCAAGACCGTTGCAACCGAAGACGGTAGCCCATGGATCATGAGCGTGGCCCTCACCGACGAGGCCGACGCTGACCCTGAACTGTATGCGGGGGACGATCATCCCACGTATGCCGTGAATCTCACGTTCGACGTTCGCTTCACCGAGGAGGTATGACGATGGCCGCTTACACGATCACCGATTCCCAGGGCACGGAGATGTCCTTCGACGGCGTGAAGTTTCTCGCCACGAAGATCAGCGTCCAGCGCGGCGGCGGTTCGTCCGGCGGTGGCGACACCAATCGCATCGACGTTTCGCACCTGGGCCTTCCAAGCGGGAGCCAGAAGGTGTACCAGGCACCGCCGTTGAACGAGCCCGAGGACACCAGCGCGAACGGCGTCGTGGCGACCGTGACCGTGGACTTCCTCGACCTTCAGAAGCCCACCCGCAACGTCGAAAAGGCGATCGACCTGGGTGACAAACTGAAGATCACCGGCATGGCGAAATGCACCGAATACACGCTCGACGCGAACACGAACGATGTCATTCGCGGTCAGGCGAAGTTCGAAATGACCACGATCACGGACGGCTGACCCATGCCGGTCGTCTGCTGGAAATGCGGTGGCACCGGCCAGATCACACCGCCACTGTCGTCCTCGATCCAGTGCCCGCAGTGCTTCGGCAACGGGCAACTGGTCGAGGACGCGCAGGGCTTACAGGTGGCGTGGGGCGGCGTCTACCTGGGCAGTCTGACCGGCGTCACCACGCAGTCGCCCACCGTGAGTATCGAAGATGTCACCGGACTGAACTCTCCGCTGGTGTCGTTTGGCACGCACACCGGAATGGTGAGGCAACTCATGTCAGGCGACATCACACCTGGCACGGTGACGATCAACTTCATCGGCTTCAACGGGCTACGTGACGGCATGGTCGGACAGCGGGCCACGCTTACGGTGACGCATCCTTCCGGCAGTTTCGTGGGCGGCGTGAGTGCGATCCTTTTGAAATACACGTTCAACTTGGAACGAAACGCTCCCGCGTCGGGCAGCGCTGAGTTCCAGTTCACAGGAGTGTGAGATGCTTTCCAAAGATCAGATTCGCAACATGAAGCCGAGCCGCGGGCCGGTCGAGGTCAACGTGCCAGGGTGGGACGATACGGTTCTCCTTCGGTATCCGACGTTCAAGGAATGGATGGACTTGGTGCGTGACGCCAAGGCCAGCGAGGGCAGCGCGCCGTCTGCGGAGCAGATCGCCCGCGTCGTCGCGGTGTGCCTCGCGAACGAAGACGGGTCGCGCATGTTCAAGGCTGGCGAGGTCAGCGATCTACTCGACCAGGGCCACGAAGTGATGATGCACCTCCATAACGTCTGCTGGACGACGGTGCTGAAGGCCGACGGCATGGTGGAGCAAGCGGGAAAAAACTAAGCGACGAGCCGATGCGGCTGTTCCTGTATCGGCTCGCCCTGGAAATGCGGGAGATCGACCCCGATGAGATGGCGGAACGGATGCCGCTGCCGCTGGTGTGGGAGTGGATCGCGTTCTATCAGATGGAACCGTTCGGAGATGCGTGGCGTCGGACAGGGCGACTCGCGTCGATCGTGGCCGCGGCATCGGGTGCGAAGGTCGAGGGTTCGATGGAAGACCTGTTCATGCCTGGTGGTGGAAAGTATCGCGGCATGAATCAGACGGAGATGCAGATGCTCGAGGAGTTGCGAAAGATTCCCGCCCTGCGCGAGCAGATCGACCGAAGGAAATAGCCCATGGCGATGTCACGAATCTCCGCGGTGTTCGACGCCGACACCGCGGGGCTCACGGCGGGATCGAAAGCGGCGGCGGCTGCGTTCCGATCACTGAGCGGAGACATCGCGTCACTCGACTCGACGTTTCGTCGTCTCGACGGATTTGCCCAGCAAGGTTTCTCGGGCATCGGCCCCGCCGCCGACGCGGCCCGCGAAGCAACCACGCGGCTGTTCAGTCAGGCATCGCTTCTGAATCTGGAGTGGCAAAACGGAGCGCTGACCATCGGGCAATACCGCGCGGCTCTCGACGGGCTCGCGGTCGAGGCGGCTAGGGTCGCTGATCTTGCGTCCCGCGGTGCCGCAATCGAGCGCCGCTTCGCAACGCCCGAATCGACCGTGATGGCGGCGCTGAGCGAATACAACGAACTGCTGGAAGCGGGCGTGTTGTCCGCGGGGGCTCACGCTCGCGCGGTTGCCGAGGCGACCGCCACGCTCACCCAATCCTCGGTCGTGACCGACGCGCTGGCTCAAAGCGCCAGGGAACGCGCCGCGATGGAGCAGCGTGCCCAGCAAGTGATTCGCGGGTCGCTATCCGCGGAGCAGCAATATGCCGCCGCGATTCGTGAACTGGACGATCTTCGAACCGAAGGGCTACTGACCACGCAGCAATACGCTGCGGCGGTGGCCCAGGCTGACGAGCGGCTCCGCGAAACCTCTGGCGCGGCTCGCGCCGCCGCTGAAGCCGAAAGAGCCCGAAACGCGGTGCTTCAGCAGGGTGCCCAGGTCACGCGACAGGTGGCGACCGCCCAGGAAGCGTATCGCGAACGCGTGTCCGAACTTCGCGGGCTATTGCAGGCAGGAGCCATCACGCAACGCGCATTCGGTCGGGCTGTGGACGCGGCTCGCAAGGAAATGCGGGAAGCGGGCAACGCGGCGACCGAATACCGCAGCAAGGCCAGCGGCCTGAACGCGGTGCTGGGGCGGCTGAACACCATCATCGCCCTTCAGGCCACGCAACTGTTCATCCAGTTGACCAGCGCGATCAGTCAGGCGGTGCGTGGCATCGTCAACATGGGCAACCAATCGCGTGAAGCAATCGACAAGATCGACCTTCTCGCAAAGCGAACCGGCCAGAGCCGCCAAGCCCTCGCGTCGCTGGAGTTCGTCGGTCGTCAGGCGGGCGTGGGGATCGAGCAACTCGCGACCGCCACCGCGAGGGCCGATCGTCTGTTCGTGCAGGCGCAGAACGGAAGCAAGCAGGCCGCAAACTCATTCAAGGCGATCGGGCTGTCCGTCGAGGAACTCGCGGGGCTGTCGCCCGAGGATCGCTTCAACGCGATTGCCGAAGCGATCGCACAGTTGCCCACGCAAGCCCAGCAGTCGGCGGCAGCGATCGCGATCTTCGGTCGGGCCGGTGCCGAACTGGTGCCGATGTTTCAGGATATGCAGGGCCAAATGGCCGCGGCTCGCGAGCAAGCCGAGCGGCTCGGGCTCGTGCTGACCGATCAACAGGTCGCGGGCGTCGATGCGATGAATGATTCCCTCGATGTCGCGTATGCGGCGTTCGAAGGGATCGTCCGTCAGGTGACGGCGGAACTGGCTCCAGCGATCAAAGCAGTTGCCGACCTGTGGACGGGCTTCGTCGCGGCGACCGGCGGTGCGAACATCGGAGCGGGCGTGGTGTCGCTGCTTCTCGACGGTGCCGAACTGGTGGCCCGCATCTTCGATTACGCGGTAGCGGTGTTCACTCCGGTGTGGGACTACGCGAAGGCGGTGGTCAACGAACTGGGCGGTGTGGCGAACGTCTGGCAGGGTGTGATGGTTCTGTTTCAGTCCATCACGTTCGCGTTTCAGGGAGTGCTTCAGGGGCTGGTGTCCGTCGGTTCCGCGGTCGCTTCCGGCATCTACAAAGTGATGAAGTACGTATTCGACGGTGCCGCGTTCGTCGCGAAGCGGCTCGGGTATGACGAACTCTCCAAGTCACTGGAGGGAATGGCTGCGGCGTCGGATCAGTTTTCGGCGCAGGCGTATGAAAACATGATTCAAGCGGGCACCGCGGCAGGCGAAAACTTCACCGCAGCGGTCGATACGTTCTGGAAACCCGAAGACTACGGATTCAGGATGGGCGACGCCGCAGCGGGCACGCTGGAGAACGGCATCGAGGAGTTCCGCAACCGCCTCCGACAAGGGCAGGCCGAAGCGGGCGAAGCGGTGAAGAAAGCCGGTGACGGTGTCGCCGCGGGCGTCGCTGTCGCGGTGTCGGAGAAACTCGCGGGGGCTCTCGACGCCCGAAGCAAGGAAGGCAACGCGGAACTCCTGCGGCTCATGTACGGCAGCAACGTCAACCGCGTCGCGGAAAAGCAGTTGCAAGTGCAGGAGCAGATCGCGGAGGGCATCGACGAACTCAACGGGAACATCGACAACCTGGGGATGGAGGCGTTCGCGTTCTGATGGGCATCATCGCATGGAACGAAAGCGTGGCGTCGCGGGCGATGACCGTCGCTGTGGGCGAGGGTCTGGAGTTCACGCGTTCATTCACGGTGCAGGTGGACACGCCGACCACGCCGCTGATTCAGATCGTCAACGCGATCGGGATCGGGCTGTGGGCATCCCATCCCGAGGACTACTTCAGCCGCGCGCAGAAGTTCGATGTCAAGCCGCGAGGCTCGTCGCTTCTCCTGTACGAAGTCACCGTCCACTACAAGAAGGTGGACGAGAAGAACGAAGACCGGCAGGAGCAAAAGCCAGGCGAGCCGCCGAAGCCCGAGACGGAGCCCGCGATCATGCCGAAGCCGGTGTGGTCGGGCGGAACCACCAGCAGCACGCAGCCGTTCACGGTGGACGCGAATGGAAAGCCCGTCACCAACTCCGCGGGCGTCCCGTTCCCCGACGCAGAGAAAAAAGTACCGACGCCCACGCTGTCGTTGGTGCGGCCCTACCCGTCATACAAAGCGATGAACACCGCGGTGGGCCGCATCGTGGGTCGCGTCAACTCCGCACCGTGGGCGGGCGGCGACATCGGTGAATGGCTATGCGAGTCCACGCGGTGGTCATGGAAGTCCGAGGGCCAGGGCAACGAGCAGTTGCGTTACGTGGAATGTCAGTTCGACTTCGCGTTTCAGGAAGACGGCTGGGCGCAGAAACTTCTCGACGTTGGATACCAGCAGAAGGTGGACGACGAGGGCAACCCGTCGCCAAGCGGCGGCGAACTCGCGCCGATTCTCGGGCAGGACGGTAAGCCGGTGAAGGAGCCCGTGGGGCTGAACGGCCAGGGCGTGGCAATGAGCCCGCCGCCGTCGCCAACGAATCCCCCGCTGGTGATCAACAACGGGAAGGGGGCGATGCCCTACAAATCCGCGAACTTCTCCAGCATCGTCGGAAGCCCATCGTAATGGCAAAGCCCGTCGGCTTTACCCGTGAGGCGGCGCAGCGAGTCGCAAGCGCGGTGCGCCGCGTGGAGGGCGGCGAGGGTGCCGGTGCGGGATGGCACGCGTACCGCAGCGATGAAGCCGAGACGGTTTTCCTGCGGCTGACGGGGCCGCTCGCGAACTGCGGCAGCGCGCAGGCGGTGCCGGTCAAACTGGGCTCCGCATCATCGCGATGCCCTGAGTTCGTGGACGGCAAGGGCAAGGAAGCACCTGTCCGCGACATCGGCAACGTCGTCCGAACGTACCGCTTCGCGATGGACGAGGAGCCGAATCAACCGCTCGAGCCTGGGACGGTTGTCGAGTGCGACTACCGCAAGCCGACAAGCAAGGGCGAAAAGGGCTTCTGGCGGTTGGTGCGGGTGTTGGACTGCGATTGCGGTTCAGAGTCGTCGTCGTCGAGTTCATCGGCATCCAGTTCATCGGCGTCCAGTAGTTCGCACTCGTCGAGTTCGCACTATTCGTCGTCGTCGAGTTCGCATCCTTCATCGTCGAGCAGTTGGCACCCGTCGTCGTCCTCGTCGAGCAGTTGGCACCCATCATCGTCGAGCAGTTGGAGCGAGTCGTCGAGCGAATCGTCGAGCGAATCGTCGGGCTCCAGCGGCAGCAACTCCAGCGGGTCGAGCGGCTCGGGCGGTTCAAGCGGGTCGAGTGGCTCGGGCGGCTCGGGCTCCAGCGGCTCGGGCAGCGGTGATCCCGATCCCTGCGCGACGGTCGATCCGGCAACGCTGCGCCGCGTGGCACCGACCGTCCGCATGGTCAACGGCAGAGCGACCGTCGAGGGCGTGACGCTGTTCGGCTTCGATTCGTCTGGCGACCTGGTGCGTGTCGATGTCGGTGATCTTGTGGCGGCGGTGCTGGAAGCGGTCGGAGTGAAACCGTGAGGCTATCGACCACGCTCGGGAAACTGCGGCTGTCGTTTGGTCGCCTCGTCCGCGGCGATCGCTCGCCCGATTGCTGCTGCGGTTGCAAGGAAACCGGAGACTGCCCCGCTCCCGACGGGCATTTCGCGGTGTGCTGCAACGGCACGTGCAAGAACACCCGCGACGATACCGGCGAGTGCATCCGACCGGACGGCTCGACGTTTCAGTCCACCTATGACGAGTGCGGTCGCGACGACCAATCGAACACGTTCCTTCTCTGCCCGTGCAACGATCGCACCTTGAACAAGGTCGAGCCCGATGGGGACGATTGGTGCAAGCAATGCCAGGACAGCGGCGGCACGTGCTGCCCCGATGGATGCTGCCCCGAACCCAACTGGGTGTGCTGCAAGGATCAAACCACCTTCTGCGCCGCGACATCGTGCGACTGCCCACCGGAGGGGAGCCCGCCACCGCTGCCATACGGCCCAGGCACCGAACTCAAACGGCTCCTGTACCGCGTCGGAATACGGCCCACCAGCAAGTGCAAGTGCAACGCTCGCGCCGCGGAGATGGATCGCATGGAAGCCGCCGACCCTGGATGGTGCGAGCGGAACATCGACACGATCGTGGGGTGGCTCCGAGAGGAAGCCGAGAAGCGGCGTCTGCCGTTCGTCGATGCCGTCGGTCGCATGATCGTGCGGCGAGCGATTGCCCGCTACCGGAGGATGGCCGAGTGAAGTTCGATCGCGTCGTCGTCGTGAATCTGGCACGCCGCCCCGACCGGCTCGCGGACTTTCGATCGCGAGTGCCGCAGGGGTTCCCGTTCGGTGAAGTCGAGGCGGTGGACGCGATCGACGGAAAGCGTGTTCGTCACCCCGCTTGGTGGCGACAAGGAGGAGGGGCGTGGGGATGCTACCGAACCCATCTGCGAATCATCGAAGACGCACTACAACGCGGACAAGAAAAGGTGCTGATCTTCGAAGACGACGCAACCTTCTGCGACGGCTTCAACGCAAAAGCCCTCGCGTACTTCGACGCTCTCCCCCGCGGCTGGCTCCAAGCGTACCTGGGCGGTCAGCATCTGCGGCGACCGGAAGCGATCAAGGAAAGCCCGCTGGTGCTACGGGCGACGAACATCAACCGCACGCACGCGTATGCGGTCAACGGTCGCGAAGGGCTTCTCGCGCTGTATCGGCATCTGACGGACACGACCGATTGGATGCACGGGCACCATATCGACCATCACTTCGGGCGGCTTCATCGCAAAAGCCCGACGGGCTTCTACACGCCGCGTGAGTGGCTCTGCGGGCAGGCGAGCGGGACGAGTGATGTCGCGTGCAAGCCGGTCGAGGAGCGGTGGTGGACGCGAACGCGGGAGCCCGTGTCGTCGGAGTCTGGCACGTTCGTGGCGGTTGTCGGCCTGCACCGCTCGGGGTCTTCAGCGGTTGCCATGATGCTCCACAAGTTGGGCGTGAGCATGGGCGACCGGCTGGGCGGTTACGAAGACGGCAACGGTGGCGGCGGCGAGGCGGTCGGTCTGGCGGGCATCTGCGAGTGGGCCGCGAGATTCCCGACGGTGGGGATCGCGAGGCCGCGCGACGAGGTGCAGCGGCGGCTTTCGCGGTGGATCGAGGGCCGATTGACCGATCGTCGAATCGCGGGCGGCAAGTACCCGCATCTGTGCGCCATGGGCCGCGAGTTGCTCGCGGCCTGCGGCGACCGGCTCCGCGTGATTGTCTGCGACCGGCCCCTGGAGGAGTCGATCGAAAGCCTGCAACGTCGCAGCCGGAAGTCCCGCGGGTGGCTGGCAGTCACCGACACGCAAGCCGACGCGGTGCAGCGGTGGCTCTGGCGGGAGCGCGAGGATTTTCTGGCCCAGGTTCCTGGCGACCGCGTGCTGCGGCTCCCGTGGAACCGCACGCAAGCCGACCCCGCCGCGGCGGTCGCGGACATCGTCGAGTTCCTGGGGATAGAGCCGACGCCCGACCAGGTGGCGGCGGCTGTCGGGCACATTCACGCGAGGGAGGTTGCGGCATGAATCTCACCGTGGTGGTCAAGACGTTCCGCCGACCTGGTGCGTGCGTGGCGGTCGTGCGGTCGTGGCTCGCGGTCGCGCCGGACATCCCGATCATCGTGGTGGACGACGGCGGTGATGTCTCGCCCGATCTGTCGGGGTTCCCGACCGTGAATCACATTCGCACCGAGTTCGACATCGGGCTTTCCGCGGGCCGCAACGTCGGCGTGGCTGCGGCTTCGACGCGGTACGTTCTCATCGCGGACGACGACAACGGATGCACCAGGGATTCCGATCTGGCGGGTGCCGTCGCCCAGTTGCAAGCCGAGCGCGTCGGCATCCTGGGGGTGGGAGCGTATCGGTTCGTCGAGTCGGACGGGATGCTATGGCTCCCTGGTGTGCCGCGCGTCACTGAGTTCACGCGGTGCGACGGTGTGCTGAATCACTTCGTGGGCGACCGCGAGGCGATGCCGCAGTGGGACGCCGCGATCAAACTCGCGGGCGAACACGTGGACTATTTTCTGGAGTGCCGCAAGCGCGGCGTGGCGGTCGCGGCCACCCCGCTGCTCGCGTTCTACCGGACACGGCACGCTGTCCGCACCACCACCGCCCCCGACTACGCGAGGTTCCGGCGGCGTTCGTTCCGTCGGGCGGTGCGTGCGAAGTGGGGCTACCGTGCGATCAGTCCGTGGGGCCGATCGCCCGTGGCGGCGACATGATCGGCGTGTCGATGCGTGGCAGCACCTGGGCGGGGCGCAGCGCGTGGTCTGCGATCCTGGGGTCGAGATACCAGCGGCGAGTGAGCCGCGGGCTGGAGTGATCCAGCGCCGCGGTGGCGTCACCACCCTGCGCCGCGAAGTGGCTCGCGGTGCTGCGGCGAATCGCGTGGAATCGAAAGCCGCGACCGGCGTCGAGCCCTGCGTCGCGGACGATCTTCCGCATCCGTTGCCAGAGATACGTGGACGCGTGCGGCCACTGGAACAGGAGCCCCGCGCCCTGGCAGATTCGGTCAAGGCGATCGCACGTGGAGTCGGTCAGAAGGTAGACGCGATCGCGTTTCGCCCCCTTCCTCGCAGACGCGGGGACAAGCAAGTGTGGTCGGGAGTAACCGCTGGCGGGCGTCTGCATCACCGCTGAGATGCGTTCGCCCGTCTCAAAAAGCACCAGCAACAGGCACGGCCAGTATTCGCGGGCCAGCACTGTGCCGACGTTGCCCGTCATGGTGCCCGCCGCCGCGATCAGCGACGACAGTTGCTCGACCGTCCACGCGACGGGCACTTTCTCTGGAAGCGGCCCCTGCGGAACGATCGGAAGAAACCTGACGAGGCCACGCTGGTGGGCGACTTTCGCCAGGGCCACAAGCCCGCTGCGCTCACGCTCCACCGAGTAGGGGGACAAGCCGCTCGCGGCTCTCGCGTCGAGGTATCTGGCAATCGTCAACTCGTCGCCAACGTCCTCGACCGTGGCGGGTCGTTCCAGATGGCGATCAAAAGCCCGCATAAGGCACCCGTATATGCGGGTGGTGTTGGCGGATCGACCGCGTAAACGGAGCGGGCGGTAGATCGTGTTGAAGAACTCGTCGAGTCGCATAGTTGTGTCCTTTTTTGAATAGGCCACGCATCCATGCCGTGCGATCCCCGCACCAAAAATTCTGATGGCGATGGAGTCGCGACGATTGCGCCGCCTGTATCGCCCGTGCCGACAAGCACCGGAAAAACAGGTGGCGAGGCCGCGAGTCCTACCCCCGCCATTCGACACCGCGTCCCTCAAGGGCGGGGTGTCGTCCACCAGAATAGGCCGCTAGGGCTCGCGAGTCCAGCGGCCTTCCTGGGTTGCGTGTTTTCCCGATACGGATACCCTCGGAGGCATGAACGTGCGAACGATCCGACAAAGCGAGTTCTTCCCCGTGAACTGCTCGACCGACCAGGCAGCGAAGATTCTCGGTGTCACGCGTTCCCGTATCCGCCAACTGACGGCAAACGGTCAGATCGGATGCGTCGAAATGAGCCCGCGATCGGTGGTTCTGAATCATGCCGACGTTATGCGGTTGGCGCGAGCGAAGCGAACCACTGGCCGAACACGGGGCGGGCTGGTACTGGACTGAACACTCGCGGAAAAAAATCCGCGTGATGCTTGCGTGACGTTCTCACGATAGTGTAGAGTCCTGTCCGTTGCGTTCGGCGTGAGTGCCGACGCGAGGGATCGGATCGCACTTCAAGGAGGAACGTCATGCAGACACGCCCCGACTCCATGCCTGGTGATCGCGAGGCTCTGGCCGCGATCACGTGGATGAATCACGACCAGTACGGTCGCCCCCTCATCGCTGGCGACCGAATCACGTATCGGCTCCCAGGCATGAGCGATGCGTCCAGCGAATCGGGCTTCATCCGATTCGTCACGCGGAACTACATGGTCGTCGAAGTCGAGGACGATCGCGACAGCGGGCTCCTGCGGGCTGTGCCGTTCGACTGCGTCCTCCCCTTCTGACGAGGCGCACCCATGGCGAAGTCTCCGTATCGAAAGCCGCTCTCTGCGCGGCAGAAGAACGAACAGCAAGCCGCGTGGTTTCAGGCGGCGGCGGTGCTGCTGTTCCGCGCGGCTGTTGAAGACATGGCAACACGCGTGCCCGTAGTGGGCGGCGTCGAGCGATACGATCGTGCCGCGAAACTCCGTCTGGCTCATCGGCTGGACGCGTTTCGGGCTCTGCTGCAAAGGCATGGGGTGAAAGCATGACAACGTCGGAGATTCCTGCGACGCACGTTCTCCCGATAGCGGGAGGCTGGCGGATGGTTTTCTGGATCGACACGACCACTGGACATCTGCGGAACGGAGCGATCCTTCGGCAGACGGGTGACGAGTTGGTTGTGTGCTACACGCGCGGGCAATCGTTCACCGTGTTGGTGAGCGAACTGGTGCCCGTGCCGCGTTTCTTTCGTGGAGGAGAAGTCGATGAGTGAGATGATCGTTTCGCAGCCCCGTGGGCTGGCTCTGGTGACGATGCAGGACTACGCGACGTTCGGTCGCATGGCCGCGAACTCGTCTTTCGTGCCGAAGGACTTTCGCGGTCGCCCCGAAGACTGTGCCCTCGCGGCCCAGTACGGGGGCGAACTGGGGTTGGGGCCGATGCAATCGCTCCAGTGCATCGCGGTGGTCAACGGGCGTCCGACGGTGTGGGGCGATATGGCGCTCGCGCTTGTGCGTGGCTCCAGCGTCTGCCTGGGCGTCGAGGAAGGCGTCGAGGGTGAAGGCGATGCACGCGCCGCCTATTGCCACGTGCATCGCAAGGGCGAGAAGCCGCAGCGACGGACGTTCAGCGTGGCCGACGCGAAGCGGGCGAAACTGTGGGGCAAAACGGGGCCATGGACGGACTACCCCGATCGGATGCTCCAGATGAGGGCGAGAGGCTTCGCGCTTCGCGATGTCTTCCCCGATGTCCTTCGTGGGATCGTGACGCGGGAGGAGGCCGCGGACTATCAGACCGTCGAGCAGGCCGCGCCGCGGCCCGTCAACCCCGAGAAGTCGGGCGGGCTCGCGGTCTATCACGTGCAGTCCTTCATCCCGTCTTCGAAGACCGTCGATCCCGACGACGACTTCGAACGGTTTCAGGCGACGGCAGACACCGCCACCGAAGCGGTCGCTTCCGTCGAGACGACGCCGAAGGCCCGCGGGCTGGTGGCACGTGCGAAGGGTGCGATCGAAAAGGCGGCGACTCTCTCGGAGATCGACGAGAACCGCCGCAAGATCGACACGCATCTGGAAGCCGGTCGTCTCACCGCGGACGAGGCGGGCGAACTCATCACGCTCTGCCACAAGCGGGCCGAGGTCGTGATCGCAGCCGAGGAGCAAGCGGCGAAGGAGGTTGCCGAATGACCGAGCCCTTCGTCGAGGAGTGTCGAGAGACTCGCGCGGGTGTCACGCATCGCGTTCGCACGTATGCGTCTGGCACTCGCGTGACGGTGATCACGATGGCGGATGGTGTGGAGCCCCGACCAACGCGTCAGCGGCTGCGGCTGTACGGCACCCCCGTGCATCGCATGACCGAAGACGAGATCACCGAAGCGGATCGAAACGAAGCATCACAGGAGGGCATGAAGTGAGAAGGCCACGCTACAACAAGCCCGCTGCGGGTGGTCATTCGATGTCGCACGATTGGCATCGCGATATGGAGCCGCTGCCGATCAAGGCGGCTGGCGTGGCAAGTTTCCTGCGAAGCAGCGGTCGCCCGCGGGCCGCTGAATGGGTGCAGGAGTTGGGTGGAAACTACGAAGCGGCGAACAAAACCATCTTCGAACTGCGAACGCAGGTGAACGAACTGCTGTCGCGGCTCGCGAAGTACGAGCCACGGAAGCAGGGTGATGGGCTGTCGCAGATACCCCACACCAACAAGAGCGAATGGGAGTGACGCCGCCGCGCTGACCTTCACCCCGCGCGTGATCGGCACGCGGCTCGACCCTCCACGGGCTCTGACGTTCGACTCGTCAGGCGGGGTTTTCACGGTATCGGGTCTTTTACCAAGGAGCAGAGATGGCAATCGCATCACAGGAAGCGGGCGAGATTGTTTGGGCGACGTTCGGCAACTATCTGGAGAATCGAAGCGGCGATCGGAAGATGCGGCCCGCGGTGATTCTTCGCGTCGGCTCGCCGCAGCACTACATCGCGGGCATCACTTCGCAGCGGTTCTATAAGCACGACGGCAGCGAGCGAATCGCGGTGCCGTATTCGATCACGGACAAGCAGTCCTATTTGTGGTCGCCCCGTATGGCGCGGCTGTGTCGGATCGACGTTCGCGATCACATCGGCTGGATCACTCTGCCCCTGCTGGAGTCGATCGCCCTCTACATGAATCTCCCGCGGGAGATGGTCATGCACTTGCGATCGGTGGCGATCGCTCATCGCGAGCGGCCCGAGTGGCTCAAGGGCTGAAACGTGAAGTACGCGGCGCGACAGTATCGAACGGACGCGGACGGGCTGCGGGTCTTCTCGCAGCCGGAAGACCACGCTTCGGAGCGGGCTGTCGCTGATCGTCTGGAGCGGGAGTGGCGGTGCCGACTGCATCGCTACCCGCAGTTCACGGCGGTGGATTGGTACGCGGAGCGTGATGGCCGGATGGCTGGGCTCGTCGAACTGAAGACGCGATCGCATCGGGCGGGCCACTACCCGACGGTTTGGCTGAACGTGCGAAAGCATCTCGCCCTGTCGCTGGGCTCCCTTCACTACGGGGTTCCGGCGGTCTTCGTGGTCGCCTTCGAAGACGAGGTGCGATGGGTGCGAGTCGCAGACATCGACGCTCGCGGCCCTCGCATCGGCGGCTGTGCCGACTTCGTGAAGGCCCGAACGGATCGCGAGCCGGTGATCGACGTTCCGGTGGAACTGATGAACGTACTCCCACCCCACGGCGGCGAGGGTGGCGGGTCGAACGAACAGCCGCATGGAGGTGAGCGATGCGACGACGACGAAAGAAGCCGATCCGAGTGGAGCGATGCGAACTGTGCCGCGACACGGGAGTGGTAGGAATCTATAGCCCGAAGACGGTGAATACGGTGCTTCGGGATGGGCCGATTCGGCTCGCGCTTCGCGTGGCGTTGGCGTGTCGGTGCAAGGCCGCGGACGCGCGATTCAACCCGATCGAACGTGAAGACGGCGTGACGCTGGAGCGATTCGATCCGTCGCAGCACTGTGCCCTCCCCTACCTGGGGTACGTGCCGAACGCGGGGACATCTCACGACGACTACAGAGCGATCGTTCGGTGGGCGAACGCTCGGGCTGTGTCTGCAACCATCGGGGAGATCGAGTGATGAGCGAGCGAGTGGATCACTGGATTCCCCTGTTCGGGCGGGACTTCCTCGCATCGACGATCGGATGGCCCGATGCGGCGGTCGGGGCGTATATCCGCCTGCTGATCGTCCAGTGGGATCAGGGCGGGCTACCCGAGTCCATGGACGAACTGCGGGCCATCGCGGCCACCGTGTCGGATCACTGGGCTCGCCTGGGGCCGAAGTTCCCCGTCTGCGAAGACGGCAAGAGGCGGAACCCCCGCATGGAGGAGCATCGCGAGAAGTCCGTCGCGCTGAAGTCCGCGAGGTCGGAGGCGGGGCGGCGCGGCGGGCTCAGGTCGCAGTCGAATCGTCGGGGCTCGGTCAAGCAAGGCTTCGATTTTGCTTCAAGCAAAACCCAAGCAAACGGGCAAGCAAACGGGCAAGCAAAAAC